ACGCCCACGATTGAGGCGTTATGAAAGTTTAGGAAAGATTTTAAGACTAGCTCGGCGGAATCCATGACGCCCTCAAGGGTCGCGTCCGGGTAAATGTCGCCCACGCCGAGGACTGCTTTGAAATCCTCTAGATCAATGAGTGACATTTTTATTCCTTTCGAGTAGGGGTGTGATGGGGGCCGATCAGGACCAAACGGCCCCCATCACTAGGGGCGACTAGCTAACTGTAATTGCTCGCATAGCTGTCGGGTACTTGTTTGCAAGTGCTACGAAACCGTAGACGGCGATTTCGACCGTCATGGTGTCGATTACGTTTACGCGAACCTGAGCGGTTCCGCTTTCGTAAAACGCCGCGTAAGCACTTGGGTACGCAAGGATATTTGTAGATCCGATGTTGTAATCGGTTACAAGATCCAAGCCCATGACGTTACCGCGACTAAATACATTAGTACCGGCTGCGTTAGTTGTTGGGCCTACTGCGTTGAATAGCGGACGACCTGCATCATCTACGTCGGCAAGGATTGACGCGTACTGTGATGATCCAACCAATAGACGGTTAGGGTTGAAACGCATAACCGACGCGGAATCTGCAATAGCGTCCGCGATAGCTGCAACGTAACCGGTTCCGCCGGATGCGCCGCAACCAACTACGCCCTCGGTGAAAGCGTATAGATCGGTTTGCTGTGCGTAGCTGGCCGCAAGGTTGCGTAAGACTTCATCAAGGTAAGACGGATCAGATCGTTCCAAAAGCTCGATCGATACGCGGTTTTGGCCGGCGAACTTAACTACATCAACGACCAAATCATCAACTTCCATCGCTGTATCGGATGGAGTGCCTAATTCAGGAGTCTCGGCAGTCGTAGGAGCCACAATTCGGCGTGGGATACGGAAGCTCATGCCCGCGCCTGGTAGTGCTCGGCGTTCGATGCTGTCAACGAATGGACGAGAGCTATCGATTACACCGATAACCTCGCGCATAAATGGAACCGGGATAAGTCCGGCGTTGTTGTCAGTTGTTGCTTCACCGGCTGCGGTTACGAAATCAATCGCGTCGCGGTTGCCTCGCTGGGCCTGAAGCATTTTGATCGCGTACTCGCCGGCGGTTAGCTGCGGAAGTGCGCGGGGTTGGGTAAAGATTGGGGAACCGTATGTCGAGGCTTCGATCTTTGATGCCTCAACTTCGGCAACTTCCTCGATTACCTCGATTGGTTGTTCAGTCATTTCGATCTCCTCGATCGTTTCGGTTTCATCGTCGGCGGATGCCGCGACTTGTGTTACTCTGGCGTCCGCAAAAGCCGGACTCGTTACCAAAGAGACTTCGACGAGCTCGGCAGACTGGACGATAATGTTTCCGTCCTTGACTGTGTGCTCGATAATGTTGGCCCCGACGGAAATGCCGTCGCGTAGGCCGTCGGCGGCTTCGACTAATACATCGGATCCAGCGGTAGTTGCGCTAATTTTCATTTCGCCCATAATGCCGGACGGGTTCGCGGTGTGGCTAACTAATTTACCGACGGGACGGCGGCCGTCATGCTCTAAAAGGACCTTGACATTTTCGCCAATATGTAGGGAACCGGCTTCAAAGATAACCGGACCCAAGCTAGTCGAGCCAACTGCTCCAAACGGTACGATCTGGCCAAAAATGGTCCGAGTCTTAGCGTCGGCGGCTGTAATTGAGGTACTAAAGTCTAGTCTCATGCGATTGGGGTTACTTCCGTTTGGGACGGCGGCGTAGTGCCGTTGTCGGTTGCTTGTTCGGATCCGGCTGGCGAGATGTCAATAAACTCTCTAGCCTCGTCGCGTGTAATGATGCCGGAGTCGTAAAGCTTGATCGACATCTCTACACGTTCGGCGGCGTTACCTCTAAGGAAATCGTCCAGATCGAAGCGGACGACCTGATTTCGAGGCGTTACATCGTCCATCGAGAGACGATCCTCGATGATTGTAAGGTAATTTCGTAAACCGAAGTCAACTAATGCGCGACGCTCGGAGTTTACGTTGGAATATGTTGCGCTGGCGTTTTCGGCGTTTAGATACCAAGCCGGAATACCCATAAGTCGAGCGATCTCGCTGGATAGATGCTGGCGAGCTTCGACGAGCTGCATTTGAGCCGAGTCCATGCCTACGACTTCAAGTTTGATCGGTCCCTCGATGTAAGCGGTTGACCGTTCGCGACGGGCTCGGCGGAATGTGTCCATTACTGCCGATACTTGATCGGATGGTAGGTTCATGCCCTCATTGAGTAGGACCATTTGAGGGACCGGCTCGGATGCCATGTTAAAGGCCGCTTGTTCGAGAGCAATTGCGCTGGAAATAGTCATCCCGCCGCGAGCTAACACGCCCTCATCGATCGCGTTAAAGACTATTAAGGAGCTTAAGCCCGACGACGGGACGTTTTTGGAGTCGACCTGGTAGCCCGTAATCAAAGTACCGGACGAGTCGATAGTAGCTTGTACGCGGCGGGGATCAATTCGGCGAGCTCTAAACGGACGACCATCCTCGGGCGAAACGTCTAAGACTTGCAGGTATCCGCGACCGTAAAAGATCAAGTCATCGACGAGCCAAGTGATCGTATTAACGCGGGGTAACGCTGGATCAGGCTGGACGATTAAGGTCCGGTTGTTAATGTGTGCGCCGGTGATCTTGTTATAAGACTCCATCGGGATCGTACCGATTGAGCCGGCAAGGATGTTGCGGCTTCGAGCGATAGCCGGGACGGTCATAGCTTGCTCGCGGGTTACATAACGCAGATTAGGCAACTGGCCCGGGAATGAAAACAAGTTTTCGAGCTCGCGGGTAAAACCTGCGGACGACGATGTTACTGACATCTCTTGCGCCATTGGTTCCGGATTGGTCAAACGTAGAGCGTTAAATAATCCCACAAGGATATTGCAACAAGTAAATCGCTAGATTGCAACTAATGGGACGATGTGTTGCGAGTCGTTACAACAAAATACCGGTAGGGCCAAGATCCCACCGGTATCGATTTTATATTAGCCGACATGGGTGACGATTTGAGTCCGGGGGACTTCGGCGTGTCCAACTGCTAGGACTAGAGCTACGGCGGCCGAGATTGGACTCTGACTAGCTCGGCGAGCTATACGCCAACCACCATCTGAAGCCGGACGCCTAGCACACGCGATCAAGTGATCCCGGAGCTCTGATTGGCCGGCATGGATTAAGCGTTGCGAGTTCATGGCCGAGGCGGTGACGTCGCATAGTGTGGCGAAATAGGCCGAGCCCCATGAGTTGTCTTGCATACGGATCCCGGCTCGTTGCAAGTGTGGCGCAACAAACCCGGCAGTCGCGGGATCGTAGGCAATTTGTCTAACTTTGTATTGTCTGGCCAATACTGCAATTTCCGAGGCCAACTCTCGCTCGCCGATTGCGTTGTCTTTGATCCAACGATGTAAAAAGATGCGTAAGCCGTCGGGAGCCTCTTGGGCGGATACTAAATAAGCTTCGGTCCGGTTAAAGGTTAGATCTAAGCCCATCCAGGTAGGCAAGGTCGGATCCATCACAAGATTTACGTCTAGTCCCAAATCGAAAGCCTCGAGATTAAATGGCGATTCGAGTGCTGCTCTCCAGCGACACAAACTTTCCGTCTCAAATACGTCGGCGGTATTGCGGTTAAAGGAATCCTCTAAATCCTGCTCATTGATTAGATGCCCGAGTGATGGGTTAGCTTGTCGCCAACCCTTGCGGTCGGAGATCTTTAGTTCGGGAGCTGCGCTCCATTCCCAATACCCAAAACGCTCGGAGTTAGCAGACATCGCGGAATCTCTCAAAGTGTTTAGGACTACCGAGGTATCGTCTCCCGCGTTAGAGCTGGTCCATAGTTGGGAGTTTTTGCGAGCTCTTAAAGTAGGCTCGGCGGCTGCCCAAGTCGAGGGGCTAATCTCTCTTAATTCATCGATGTAAAGGAGATCGAGAGTCTTACCTCTAGCGGCTCTTGGGGTTGCCGAGATAATGTCAAGCCGACGGACGGTATTACATCCGGGCGGGCAGGGGTTGGGGTGATGCTCACACCAAATCTCTAATCGTTCCTCGCCATGCGATCGGTTTTCCCTTTTGAGTCGATCCCGTAGCCACGAATGAGAGTTAATGACGTCGACCATGTTGCCCATAGTTTCGAGGCTTTGTTTACGATCTTGGGCCATTATCCCGATGCGCTTGGTATTGAAAACGTAAAGGGACGAAAGTAGTAAAGCTCGGACCGTAAATGTTTTTCCGTTTTGGCGGGCGATGATTAGGTTGCAAGTCTTACGACGAAATTGGCCTTTATCGTTAACCATGAGTCCCTGGTCGAGGATGTACTTTTGCCAATCAAGTAGTGGCTCGTTTGCCATTTCCATTAGTTGACTTGCTAGGGGCCCGAGGCTTGGGCCGGTCAGGGGTAACGTCTCGACCCGGGGTTTGGACGATCCGTAAGTAAGCTTCGCTAAGGGTTTTGACATCGGTTGCGTCTTTCGGATCGGGGGCCGTTTGATCGGCTCGGGATTTTGGAGTCATGTGTAAAGAGTCCATGATTGAGTGAAGTCGAGATAACAATGGGGCCAAGTCTTTAGTCTCTCCGGCATCGAGTAACGAGTCGCATAAACGAGCTACACGCAAGAGAGCTGCGATTGCGCCGGTGTCTGCCGGTTTCAAAGATTGCCCCAAGTTAGCTAAAGAGATCCGGCAGTTTTCCTCAATGGTTGGAAGTGTTTTCGATGTATCAGGCATTAGGCGGACCAATTCGGATCAAAGGGGAGAGATTGTCTCC